TATTACTACAGTACCAGGAGCACCAGCTGCCCCGTCAGTTGCTTCAACTGTTATAAATCAAGACTCTATTTCTTGGTCTGCACCAAACACTGGTGGAAGTGCAATTACTGGATACCGCTGGGAAAGTAGTGATAATAAGTCTGCTAACGTTGCTTCTAACGTTACATCCGCTACAGTAACACAAGAAGGTGGAACTTCTCAGACATATAAGGTTCGTGCAAGCAATGCTAATGGAGACGGTGCATTTTCTCCTAATTCATCTAGCGTTACTACGTTTAGTCCTTTCTTCCCGCCATTCTTCCCATTCTTCCCGCCATTCTTCCCGCCGTTTTTCCCATTCTTCCCATTCTTCCCACCATTCTTCCCATTCTTCCCATTCTTCCCATTCTTCCCACCATATTTCCCATCGTTTGGACCATTCTTCCCACCATTCTTCCCACCATTCTTCCCAAGCTTCCCAGGTGGAGCTGGAGGGTCTAAGTTCTTCTAAGATAAGATAATAAAACAAAGCCCAGAGATGTCGTCTCTGGGCTTTGTGCTATAATTTAGTTATGACAAATAATTGGCTAACAAAAGATAGATCAGAAACAGATTCAAATAGAATGCCAGAAAGATTTACACAGGCTGGAATTTTAGTTACTAATCCAGCATTGGGCATTAATATATACAACCAGGCAATCGATGAAAAAACTTGTGACTATATTATTGAAACTTTAGAAAATAACCTTAATGGGCAAACAAAATATTCTTGGCAGGGTGCAAAAGTAACTGAGGCAGACACTGTTCTTGAAGAGGCTCGAAAGTGCTTAGATTTTAAAGTAAGTTCAAATAATCTTGGGCCAAGAGATAACCATAATTCAAGCCTATATGACATGCACGAAATTGCTTTTCGTTCAATAAAGCCAAACGTTGATGACTATGGAATGTATTGGGGTGTTGGGGTAAATTTTTTTGAAGCATTTAATTTTGTCAAATATGATGGACCAGGAACACACTTCAAGATTCATGCTGATCATGGACCAGCATATGTTACAACCGTATCTGTAGTGGCATATGTTAATGATGACTATGAAGGCGGAGAGCTTTACTTTCCACGGTTTAATCTAAAGCTAAAGCCAAAAAGGGGAGATGTCATGGTTTTCCCATCAACATATATTTATGAGCATGCATCTAACGATATGATTAACGGAACAAAGTATTCTATCGTAATTATGACTGACTACAATAATCGTGGTGGATTAAGAAACTTTAACTACCGCCAAGAAGATATGAATAAAATATATTATTAGGAAAATTATGAGTGCACAAGAAGATTTACAAAAAAGAATAGAAGATTTTTATAAAATTGATGAAATTACTTGGTCATCAATAGATGATCTAGGAAGCGGAATTTTTTTATTTAGAAATGTCCTGCCAACCTCAATGAACATTATTGAAAGGCTAGAGTCAGTTTTGCAAGACCCCTCTAATCAATATAAATATGCAGAAGCAATGGTTGGCTATGGAATGAAAATCCCAGAATATAGAGATTGCTATGATTTTAAGTATAAAAAGACTGACATTCAACACGACAAAAGTGAAGCATCTATAAAGCTTCAACAGCTATGGGATGAGGTTTATTTTAGGCAGTTGCAAGCAGTAAAATACTATTGCAAGGTTCACAATATTGGAGAGCTTAGATATTGGGAGGCAATGAATTATGTAAAGTATGGTCCAGGACAGCACTTTCAAGAGCATTCAGACAATGGGTTTTCTTATAACTGTGTAGTTTCTTTGGTAGCATATCCAAATGATGATTATGAAGGCGGAGAGCTATTTTTTAGGCTCCAAAACTTAAATATTAAACCAAAGGCTGGAGACTTATTTGTATTTCCTTCAAACTTTATGTATCCACATAGAGCTATGCCAGTTACTAGTGGGACAAAGTATTCTATAGTTACAATGCTAGATTATTCGGACAAATATCATAGACCAGATTTTTATCAGGAGACTGGGAATTAATGGCTAAAGTTTTTGTATATACCTCTGGTCAGATGGCAAAAATAGACCAATTGCCACTGCATCGTGATTGGATGGACACTACGTTTGATAGACATGCCTATCACTGTTTTCCAGTATCATTATCTAATAGGCTAGGTTGGGGAATTTCATTTCCAGAAGATATAACTTTTATTTGGGATGGCATAAATGATTCAACTGGAGATCATGTTAAAATATTATCTGGTTCTAAATACGCTCATCCAAATCGTGGCAATAGAACGATTAGCTTTTACACAGATATCACATTTTTTGAAGAAAATGGTAAAAATATAACTCTTTTGACAATGCCAGTGCCAAATCAATTTATCAGGGGTGCTCAATGTATGACAACCCTATTGAGCACATCTGTGCTTGCTAGTGATCTGCCAATTGCCTGGATGATAACAGAACCAAATATAGAAATAACAATTCCAGCTAATACTCCAGTAGCAGCAGTTTTGCCAGTATCATTAGCAGATATTCAATCACATGAGATAGAAGTTCGTAATGGCAGGCCACCATATGAAGACAATGAGTGGAATAATAAAATGCGTGATCGTGGTATTGTAAGTCAAGAAAAAAATTCAAGAGGGGAGTGGACACATTTTTATAGGGATGCTATTGATCACAATGGAGATCCTATTGGACATCACGAAGCAAAAAAGATAGTTATGAAGGTTACAAATAATGCCAAAAATTAAATTTATAACAAATAGGCCATGGCTTTCTGAAAAAGACCCATCTGCCCCAGAACCAGTTTCTAAAAGTCTTCCAGATTGGTATAAAAATGCAGATAGATATGCAAAAATGTCTAGTGGACAGCATTTGATTGGCCCAGATAAAGGAAAAATTCCAACATGGAAGGCATGTCCAGCCTTATACGATATATTTGTAACTGGGTATACTTATAAAACCCCATGCGATATTGAGTTTTATCTTAATGATAATGATGAAATTTCTGTAAGAGTTTCTAATCAAAAGTACCATGATTTTGTTCATTTAAGACCACCAATGCAGCAATTTGAGCATCCAAAAGGATATTATAAAAAGCATTTTGCCTGGTGGCCAGACTGGGCGGTAGCAGTTCCAGATGGATATAGTGTATTATATTCTCAACCATTTGGAAGATATGATTTGCCATTTCTTACAACTAGCGGTATTGTAGATAATGACAAGGTAAACTTGCCAGGAACTTTTCCATTTTTTATTCAAGAAGGATGGACTGGAGTCTTGCCAGCAGGAACTGCATACGCACAAATGATTCCATTTAAAAGAGAAGACTGGGAATCAGAATATGAAATTAGCACATCTGAGACTATAATGAAAAAGAATTTTGAAAATGTCAAAAAATATAGGGTTCCAAATGGTGGAGTATACTTAAATGAGGTCTGGGAGAGAAGAAAATATGAATAGAAATAGGAGTTGTTTGTGGAAAATTTAGCAAATAATAGTGTGGTTGACAGAGTCTCTATAACTCCGTCTGGATTTTTTGGATCTTCCTCAGAAAATATTGTAACATTAGAAGATTTTATGACTGAATATGAAATAACTAGATTAAATGATTTCATAAGGTCTAATGAAAATTGGGATATAACTGAAACTCACTATAATGAAAATGGAACGGTTATTTATGATTCTGGATATTGGGCTAATCGTGTAGCGACTTATCCAACAATTCAAAAAACAAACCCAGAAATACCTGAAATTATAGAAGGCATGGTTGCAAGATTAAAGATTGAAGTAGACAAGTTTTTTGGTGTAGATGCTTTGCCAACTAGCCCAGCCATGGTTAGATGGCTTCCTGGCCAATTTCAAATGCCGCATGCAGATAAAGAATTGCACACTGGTCCAGACGCTGGAAAGCCCAATGATTTTCCATACTATGACATTGCTGGACTTTTTTATGTTAATGATGACTATGAGGGGGGAGAGCTATACTTTCCAAACCAAGGAATTCAGTTTAAACCTAAAAGGGGAGCTGCCTACTTCTTCCCAGGAGATATGAACTATATACATGGTGTAACAGAGATAAAGTCTGGAATCAGGTATACAGTTCCATTCTTTTGGACGATACTATCTCATAAGGGCAATTCTTAGGCTATGGTATAATCTTAATTGGAGAGTGGTTTATGGCAAATTTAAACAATATGAATAGGTTAACTGACGACATTGTTATCTATGAAAATTTTATATCATCAGAAGAGTGTTCTAAAATTATTAAGCTTTTAGATAAGGTGGCAGAAAAAGGCATTATGACTTGGATGCCAATATCTTTTTATGAGTCGTATTCTTCAGTTTTGCCACAAGACGATGATCCAGAAATTGAAGAAGAGGGTTTGCCAGGCAATATATTTTCTAGCATTAAAGATGGGTTTATTCAGGCTGTGGCATCCGTACATAGCATAGATCCAAAAACTGTTGTGCAAATTGGGTATCACACTCAAAAGTGGGAGCCAGGGGCATATGCAAGAATACACTCAGACAATACAGATGAACATGGAAATACTGGCCCATTTGCAAGAAGTAGATATGCCGCATTTCTTTATTTAAACGATGATTTTTCTGGAGGACTATTAAAATTTCCAAAGCAAAATATAGAGATTTCTCCAAAAGTGGGAATGTTGGCTGCTTTTGACGGGGGCTTTAACAATATGCACGAAGTTACACTAATTGAGTCTGGAATCAGATATACAATAGGATCTTTTTGGGATGACCGTGAAGAAGATGCATATCCACAAGAAGTTAGAGATGCCTGGGCAGATGAAATGAAACAGATTAGAGAAAAGCAAGAAATCGAAAGAAAAGAATGGCAAGATTTGCTTAAAGACGGGTATAAAATAGATATGGATGGCAATAGATATAAGGTGGGGCAAGACGACAATGATTAATCAGCTAAAAGAAATTTTAAAGAAAAATAATATATCATTTGAAGAAATTACGGATGAGCTAGTATCTATTGAAAATTTTTTAACAGATAATGACTTAGAGTTTCTTTTTAATCAAATAAATTCCGCTTCACAGGAAGATTGGGAAGTGGAATATTTAGCTAACCTAAAAAGCTTTTGTTTAGAAAAATTTGGTAGAGATGATGTAGAAAATCTTGTGGCTGAAGGAAAGTTTGAAATAACACAAAATTGGTCTGACAAAAATCTAAATGTAAGTGAACACCCAGAATATCGTATTTTTTATAAAAGGCTTGCCTCTCTTGTAACAGAAGCAGACGAAACACTGATGCTTAGTGGTCTTGCTACAATACAAAGAATGCAGCCAGGGGTAGAGCTAAAATCACATACAGATCAGCATACAGATCCATCAATACGTTATGCTGCAATTATTTATATTAATGATGATTATGAAAATGGTGAGCTGTTCTTTAAAAATCTTGGAATAAAGCTTAAGCCAAAACCAAAAACTCTTCTTATTTTTCCAGGAAATGAGCAATATGAGCACGGGGTTGACTTTGTTTCAGAAGGTCCAATAAGATATGTCTTAGTCGGATTTATTAAGGAAAAGGGTTTTTACGAAAGGAATAAATTCTAAAATGAAAAAAAATATTTTAAATGATATGGTTTACTATTATGAGGATGCCGTTTTAAACTTTGACAAAGTTATGGAAACGATTAAAGAGCTAGACATAATTGGCCCATCCGATGCCGTTCCTTTATGGCAAGACTGGACTTCATCAAATGATAAAACATTTATATATGGACAAACCCAAACATTTGATATTAATCAAATTAATAAAATGGATGAGCCATATAAGAGTAAATTAGCATTTATATATAACAACATCATGGAATCGTTCTACGAAGTCTCAAAAGATTATGCAAATTCTATAGGAGATTTAGATGAGCCAAGACTTTTCCCAGTATTTAATATTAAAAAGTATAATACTGGTTCTGCAATGGGTGCACACTATGACCAATTAGATGGGGATAAAACATTGCGGTATTCTTTGGTGATGTATCTTAATGATGATTGTGATGGTGGAGAAATTTCATTTAAGCTATCTGAATATGAAGATCACAATAAAGTTGCAAGTCCAGACTTAGATTATGCTGTTGCTGTAGAAAAAAATCAAATAGATTTTGGGGTAAAGCCAAGTGCTGGAAGTATTATAATTTTCCCATCTTCTGCACCATATTATCATATTGCTCACACAGTAAAATCTGGTTTTAAATATATGGTTCCAAGTCACTGGATTCATAATGATATGAGTATGAGAGATGGCAGAAACAGCATATAATTTTGATATTGAAAAAATACAAGATACGGTATGGGTTTTTAAAAAAGCAATTAAAAATCCAGAATCTTTTATAAAATATTTTGAAGAAAATAAAAAATGGAAAGATTGGTATACTCTTGGTAGGTCAGCCAATGGCACTCTTTTTTCAACAAGTTTTGATACATTTCCAACAGAAGAAGAGTGGAAAAGGAAAAAGCATGAATCACCACATAATGACTTTAAAAACCCAGGCTATTATGAAAATAAAATTAATGATTTATTTTATAATACCACAAGGCTATATGTTGAAGAAAACAATTTAGTATTTGATAACTGGATTTATAATGGTTGGGGTATAGCAAAGTATATTCCAGATCCACAGGATAATACAGAATATGCTATGTTTCATCATACAGACTTTCAAAGAGAATTGGCCTATAATCCTGGATCTAAGTTTGCCATTACTGTTGTTTTTTATCTTAATGACAACTATGATGGCGGAGACGTAATGTTTAGGTTTTTAGATGATAATGATATGTCAATAATTAAAGAAGACTATTCTTATAAGCCACAGGCTGGAGATATTGTTGTTTTTATGTCTGGCCATCCACATTATCATGGAGTAAAAAAAGTCAGCAATGGCGAAAAATATATTATAAGAGCATATTGGAAATATGACTATCTTGGACATCCACTTTGGTTAAAATTGCAAGAAAAATATGGAGAAGATGTTTGGAGACAATTAGAAAAAGAGCGATTAAGATTTAGTAGAAATACAGATAATATAAAAATGATTAATAATGTTCAGTTTTGGATAGAGTTCGAAGAATATTATAAAAAAGAACTGGGATCTTTGGATTAATGAAAACAGCAATAGTTACTGGTGCAAGCAAAGGCGTAGGTTATGCGACTGTAAAGCTTTTATCGGAAAATGGATATAGGGTTATAGCTGTTTCAAGAGACCTATCCAAGATTTCTAATCTGGAATCTGGCAATGTTGAAATATACAAATTAGACATAACAAGAAAAGACGAAATACTGGCATTTGCTGAGAAGTATAAAAATATTTCTCTAGATCTTCTTGTTAACAATGCAGGTGGTGGTTCTGGACCAACCAAAATTATTAATGAAACAATGGAAAATTTTAGAATAGCATATGATATTAATGTTGCTGGGCCAATGTATTTATCCCAACTTTTTGTTCCCTGCCTTCAAAAATCAGAGTCTCCAACAATAATCTTTGTGACATCTTTGTCTGGCAAGATTCCATATAGGAATGGCGGTAATTATACTAACGCAAAAAGAGGAGAAATGGCATTAGTTGATACAATGAGGATGGAGTTTCCAGAATATGGGATTAAGATTACAGAAATATGTCCTGGCACCATAGATACCCAAATTGAGAAAAAGAATCATGCCTTAACTGCAGAAGATATGGCAGAGGCTATTCGCTGGGTAGCCTCATTGCCAAAACATTTTAATGTAAATCATCTAGAAGTTAGCCATATTTTAAATAGCAAATACATGTGATAGTATGAGTATAGAT